CGATGCGACCGTCCTGCATGACGGCCATCAGGGTTGCGCTGTTGGCCGCGTTGCGGACGCCGAACGCTCGGGCAGTGCTGTTGTCAGCGCGAGGCTGGACAGTGATGCCGTTCTGTCCTGCGTCCTGGAACGCCTTCGTCTCTCCACCGGAGAGGACGTAGAAGATGTCGGTCGAGCCGTCATCCTTCGTCGCCCTGAACCTGTAGGTGTTGAACACTGCGTCAGCCGCAGCATCCTGGTTGCGAGCGAAGAACGCACCGTTGTTCCGGACCGTCGCCACCTCGTGGGTGGCGGACGGGTCACGCTTCCACTGAGTCAGGTCAGTGCTTGGACCGGAGGCGGTGTCACCGTTGATGGTGGTCACCCACGGACTTCCACCCTCGGTAAGGATGTCGATCCTGTTCAGCGTTCCGGTCGCGTTGGTCAGCGTCTTGTTCGTCAGGGTCTGAGTGTCAGTCGTACCCACGACGTTACCAGTTACGCCGTGAACGCCTGCCGTGTTGTTCTCGTGGTTGCGAGAGTCGCGGTAGTCACGTGCACTGGAGACGTGGCGAACCCTAGCTCCCGCGTTGTGTGTAGTGGCGGAGGTTCCGTCCACTGCGCGAGTGATGGTCAGGGACGTTCCCGCCGCTGCGGTCACGTCCACCAGCTCCTCCGAGGCGGACTCGTAGTCGAGCGCCAGGGTGTAGGGGTAGGAGACTGGGAAACCGGTAACGTCGCCCACGTTGATCGTGGTTGCGGCGTTGTTGATAGTTCCAGAGAGAGTAGTCTCTGCTGCGGTGCTGCTGTAGAAACGAACTACCATGGCTATCCTTATCCGTTGAAGGTCTGGTAGGACTCGTACAGCCTCTGGAGACGCGTCCTCTCCTCGGTCAGTCGCTTCTGGTAGAGCGCAAGGAAGAACTGGGATGCCTGGCTGGCTGCACTCGTAGGCACCAGCGGTGCTCGCTCGGTTGCCTCGATCGATGCCTGCTGTAGTCGTGCTGCCTCGTAGGCTGGTAGCAGACGCCAGCAAGCGCCATAGACGATCATGTCGATGTAACGCTCGGGGAACCCGGTCGTCGGCTCGAAGTCATCATCGTTGTTGACTAGGGTGTTCGGACTCTTGGTGTAGCTCACCCGCACGTTCCTTCCGGGAACGATGCGGTCGTAGATCTGGATGGACTTGCCGGTTGGAGTGGGGGACGGCTTGACCTGTCCAGCAGTAGTAGATGCCATGGGATTGAAGCGCCAGCTCTGAGCCGGGAACCACACACCGGATGGACCGATGGTGTTCACGACCACCTTGTACACATCGTCTGCATCTGCTGGGATCGGGTACTCGTACCTCGCAGAGAGGTATGGAAACTCGTACTCACCGAACACCCACAGATCTGGGTAGAGTGCGTCGATCGTGTCGTTGATCGCTTCCTTGATGCGCTGCCTCGGGAACCGTGGATCGTTGATGATGAACTCGTCGATGCCGTGAGCTACTGCCACAGTTCCGTCAGCGCCTCGACCAGTGCCGGAGTTGCCACCGAAGACGGTGGCAATACCAGACGTGCGGTCGTACTTCTTCACGAGGATCAGCTCGTCACCGATCTCTACCAGTCCACGAGACAGGTTGTTGATCGTCTCCTCATCCGCGTGGAACTGGGTGGAGGTTGCCGTCATCGGCTCCACAAGGTAGGAGATGGACGCCTGGTCCTTGGTGTAGCCGAGTAGCTGCTGCTTCACTCGGTCCACGATGTTAGAGAAGGTGACTGCCATGTCACTCCTTACGCGTAGATTTCAGACCACGCGATGCTCAGGTTCCATCGAGTGTCGACATCCCCCGCATCTGTGCGGAGTACTGTTCCCTCGCCTGGAAGCAGGGTGATGGGACCAGCGGCCACAGCCGCTGGGATCTGGTGAACGAATGGTGCAGAAGTCTTGGCTGCACCGACTAGCGCTGGAGAGTTGAACCAGGCTGCACCCAGCGTTGCCGTGGGTGTCAGCCTGATCTCTCCTGCCGGGGCTGGCATGGTCGACCTGGTCTTGCCGATGGTCGATGCTGCCTGTAGCGTGCCGCCTGCGACGTTCGTTGCGAGCCAGCCCCTTAGAGGCTGGACAGTGACGTCGATATCTCCCACGATGATGGAGGAGACGAAGACTCCCGCAACGACGATGAGCTTCCCGCTTCCGGTCGGATTGGACAGAGACAGGAAGTTGTTGGCGGCCACGACGCCAGCCTGCTGGGCTGCGCTGTACACGTAGCCACCCGTGTAAGACGGGCCTTCGATGACTACACGCTGGTCAGCCATTACGCAAGCCAGCCGTAAGCGGACGCCGTAACGTCCTGCGCTGCTCCGACAGCCAGGGCTAGGGTGACCGCGTTACCTGCCGGTGCGTACACCGCGAAGTACGGAGTGACGACAGACTGACTGTCGGCACCCTCGACGGGTGCCGTTCCGCCACCAACGGCCAGCCTGATCTCGAAGATCTTGCCAGCGGCGGGGGGAACTACTCCAGTTCCAGTGGTGGATACTCCGACCACGGTGGAGCCAGCAGCCGCAGCGTGGTACGAAGCGGAGCATGACACGTAGCCGTACCAGGTACGTCCTGCCGGGATCGTGATGATGGTTCCGTTTGCTACCGCAGTACCAGACAGAACGGAGGTGGACGCAGGAAGTACAGGCACTGCACTCTGAGCCACCGGAGTGGCACTGCCGGTGCCACCCGGTGTGGTGACAGCCGTAGCGCCCTCGATCTTGACGACCATCTCGGCCATCGTTCCTCCTTAGAAGGGGGAGTCGGCGTTGTACGCCTTGCCGGTGCGGTCGCTGATCTCCAGCGCCTCCTGCACCTTTGCCTTCGTGGTACCACCAGGCTGAATGCCCTGCGCACGCGCATCGCGGTACCCCTGTAGTTCTGCATCCCAAGCCTTCGAGGCTCCGGTGTCAGCTAGGTTCGGGTTGAGCTGAAGGTTCTTGGACCTCATGCACTCGCCGAACGTACGGTGATCCTTAGTCAGGCAGGCGCTCGAACAACGAGCGCCCTTCTTGAACTTGCCTGCCACTAGTCGTTGTCTCCCACGGAGTTGGTGGTGTAGATTCCCTGCCTCTGGGAATCGTGGTCGGAGCCGAGAGCGGCCTGCTTGTGACGACCGATGACCTTGAATAGTCCGGTCTCCAGGATGCCCTTCTCGTTGTTCTCGATCAGAGTGTTGTTGCCGCCAGGGCCAACGCCACACTCATCGCAGTTCATGCATGGGTAGTAGACCGGGTCGCAAGGCTGCTTAGCCGGATCGTACTCGTGTGCCATGCTTCCTCCTTATGGGGTAGCGGTCCTCACGGGAGCGCTGGTGTCACCAGTAGCGGTAACCATGTTGCCCGCCTGGTAGATGGTGTTGGCTGCCTGGTCGATGCCAGTCGTGTTGGCGTGCACGTAGGACGTATCCACCTGAACGCACGAGTTGTTGTGGAAGTATCCACCGATCTGGGGACTGTTCACTCCAGTACCGTCATCGTCCTGTCCTGGATACTGGGTCCAGCCAGAGATCACCAGCGGCGTGGTCGCCGCTGATGCGTAGATGCCAGCGAATCCACCGCCACCAGAGTTGTTGTTCCGCCCGTCTCGGCGAGTGAAGCACCCGACGATGTTGATCGGAGCGTTGCCGGTGGAGGTGATGTCGAAGCCGTTGGAGTGGTTGCGGTCGGTGGAGCAACCGGTGAAGGTCATGCCACCAGAGCCGGTGCCAGTACCGAAGTTGCCCTCGATCTTGTAGCCATGGCCCTCGGCCCACTCTGCTCGACATCCGATCAGCCTGGAGTTCGGCATGTTGGACAGCACGAAGTTGTCCGAACCTGCGCCGATGGAGATCACGTCGATGCCAGTGAAGTCGGTGTGGTTGATCAGGTGGATTCCTACTCCGACCGAGTTGTCCACAAGGACTCGACGCATGGTCCAGGAGAACGGCTGAGAGCCGTTCTCCGTGAAGGTGTAGATTCCCTTGCCGGTCGGCCTGACGATGGCTACATCCTCCAGGTAGACC